AGTAGCCATTGTAACTATTTATTATAATGTTGTTGTCACACTCATGAATTGATTACTCTTACGCACTGGATAGTATTGTAAGGCTGATACCCATACCGTAGGATGGCCAGCGCTTTGATTGTTAATATCATATAGGCGTAATGAATCATAGGCAGTTGGCAATGTGGTTGGAATTGCACTTGTTGTAGGTAAAGCTCCATTAAAGCACAATGCATTATTTCCTCCTTTTAATGATAGTGTTGCTTTAAATGCGGATGAATTGGCTAAAGGCGCGCTAGTAAATGTATTGGCATTGACATATGAATAGCCGCTATTCACAAAAGAGTATATATTATTTTCGCTATTGGCTTTAATTATGCCTGATACCGCTTCATATGTTCCAGCTTTGCCAATTCCTAAAATGCTTTTATTGCCGTAGCCAGCAGGTCCCATACGTGTTGCATCTGCTGCTATTATAAATGTCCCTTCACCATTATTGTAAAACTTGGTAAAATCTGCACCACTAATACTTGCATAATCGCCTGCGCGTATAACTGAAGAAATATCAGTTGGTATATAACTTGTTGGGTATGCTCCTCGTTCCAATTGTAATCCCCATATATACATTGAATTCTGACTAGCACTTGAGCCATATGCACCAATATAAGTACGGTCTCCCGTTTGTGTACCATATGTAGTAATCCAAACTCGTGTCCATCCATTTGGATAGTCAATATAACCAGCAGCTATAGGAGTATTACCGCTAAAGGTTTTTGCTATAATGTCAAATGAATATTGGCCGCCGCCCGCTCCCCCGCCGCCATATTCCATATAAATGCTTGCAGGATAACCTGGTTCTGGCTTTATGAAAAACGATTTGCAGTATAGCTGAGCATAACTAGATTCAGGCGCTGCTTGCCCACTACTACCTGCGGCCGCCCCAGTTGCAGTAAATATTGTACCTAATGTTGCACCAACAGGTGCGCCTGCACTTTGCCAATTTGTGCTACCTACAGATGTAATTTTATATTTAATTCCAGCCTGCATTTGATTTGGATAAACCCATAATAACATATTTTCATATGGAGAAATATCAATACGCGACGCTTGGTTAATTGTGTTTCTTAGCCTTACTAAATTTGTTGTTCCGTCTGGTGCAGTATCAACTGTTATATTATATGCTACAGATACATTTGCTACCATATCTGTAGTAAATGTCAGATTTCTAATGTCAGAATATTTGGCATAGTTGGTAACTTGCGGTTCAACGAGTAAACCTTTGCATCTCTTAGTGTTGCTGCTTAACAATGACCCAACTATTGCGTTGCCACTTGTAGCATTATAATCCGTAGCACGCAAATTACTTTCAATTTGCGTGTTTTTAATATAAATTCCACTTGTTCCTCCAGCAGCACCAGTGTAAATAAAATTACCAGTACTGCCTGTGCTATATTCACCAGCAATCCCAACAAAAAAGTTAACTCTTCCATTACTTGTGGTTATATATGTTGATGATTTTAATGTAGCACTACAACGAATAAATCCGTTAGCGTCTGGAGCAGTTACAGCACCACTCCAACCGTTGGCTGTATCAGAGTATGTAACACTGCCATTTGACAATAAACTAAATGCAACACTAACATTACCATTTCCTTGCCCTATTGCAAATCCGCTATACTCAGCTGCTTTAACATATGCGCTAACAGTCATGACGCTGCTACGGGATAACAAAGTTGTTGTCGAGTGGTCAAAACGATGATTAGAACTAGCGGTGGTATCAGCATTTAATTTTAATAATGTACTAACCGCTGTAATATTTAGTGTAAATCCTGTTCCACTTCCGGTGACACTCGACTGCACACCGGTAGAATAACCAGCGCCAGAATAACCGGGTATCGGTTCAACCGTGAGTACTGTTCCACTTCCGTTGACAGTTAAAACTTTAAGTAACATAGGAGTACTCCCACCAAGTATTCCAATAATATCATTTACCATATAATTAAGGCCGCCGGTCTGAATATTATATGTGGTGGGAACACCAGTAGCGTTAGTCAAAGTACTACGAACCAGATTGTGCGAACCTAAAGCTGCAATATCAGAGCTGTTTGAAAATAAGTTTTCGCCGGTTGTAGCACTTACACCATATAGATTGGCTGTGGTTAAAGGAGTCGCATCATGATCAAATCGTGGCCCATACACTGCAGCGCTGCCCGGCCAGGCAAGCGACACCGTCGCATCGCCAACTACAACTTGTGCACCATATATGTAAATGCTTTGATAGGCACTGGTTCGTGTATATTGTGCATTGCTTGCAACTGTAGTTCGACCAGCTGTTAATGCTGGAACAAATGCCAACTGAAATCCTGATACCCCGGTCGCTGTAGCTGTTGAAGTGACCCAAATGCGCAGCCATCCATTTGATAATGTATCAATGCCAGATGCAATAATATTAGTTGCACCATCCTGCACAAATGTACTAACAGTCTTAGTTGTTATATCATAATTTTTAAAAGCACTATTACCAAAGCCGGCACTCCAAAATGCAAGTTGCAAATAGTTGCTTGACCATGTTGCATCAGCTTTAACATATATGCTCATGGTATATGTTTGGCCGATGATTGGTGCAAAATTACCAGTCAAATCATGAATGTGCCTCCATACCGTAGTGCCAGTTGTTTCGGTAAGTTTGGTTGCATCGGTGGCACTGACGCTAAACGGTCCAATTGCATTAGCATCTGTGACACTAACAGCCGCAGTTTTATCCCAATACGAACCTGCAAATGTATTGGGATATAAGATTAAATTTTCAGCTAAAGTATTTACTGCGCTTGAAGTTGAAAGATATGTTCGCACAGCGCTTCCTCTTTCAACCTGAGCACCCCAAATGTATACGCCACTGCTAGCAGTTCCTGCATAACTATTGGTAGACGTCCAAGGGAGCAAATAGAATGTACCATTGGTATTTGTTTTGGTAAATGTTGCACTGCAGCGATACCATCCATTGCCAGCGGCAGCTATCGTTGCTGCACTACCGCCTTGTGTAACACTTCCTGCACTCAAATTAAAAACAGCATACAGCGATTCACCTTGTGCAGTCAATGCAATGTTTGTCCGCTCACCAGCTTTTGCATATACACTTAATGTATAGCTTGAACCAACAACCACTGTTCCTATATCCTGAGCTAAAAGGTGTTGGGCAGTGGTTGCAGTTTCAACCAACTTATCAGCACTAGATGTTGCATCGGGCGCAGTTGTAGCATTAACATTGATGTAGGCATCACTTGTCTGCCATGACGCCGCGCTAAATGATTCGCTGTATAGCAATAAATTTTCAGGAGCATATTTGATCAAGCCATCTGAGTCAACAAATGTAGCCGCGCTGTTGCGATAAAAGGAAAGTGGTGGCCCACTGCGCGATGTTACTAGTGTCCCATTAAGATTTGTTCTATCACGAGTATATGATTTGTCCGCAGCAAAATTAAAATCTAATGATGGCTTGCGTGCGGCCAATTCATTTACAGTAGACGAATATGTTGCAACATCAAATGCTGCTTGTTGGGCTGTGCTTATTGGCAAATTAGCATCACTTAAATTGGTAACCTGATCCAAACTCAATGCTGTTTTAAAAGCGCCTGCTACATTATCAATTTGATTTGTATCAAAAACAGTAGCGTCAGTCGCAGTAATTTTAAAGGCCATTGCTATATTTATAAAGTAGTCAAACTAATAAGTGTTGAATCGGCTAAGCATTTGTTGTAATATTCGGCTCTTGCTATAATTTGTCTCTCACTGCCACCGCCTATTAACATCTTGTTGACAACTGGCAATGCTGCAGCACCTGATACAGATGTGCCATGTAAAGTACCATTGATAAAGCCTTTACCATAATTTTCTTTATATGCTAATGCGGCTCGACGATTAGCTGTTCCAAAGGTATTGCTTACATTTCCAGTGGCAGTGGCAGTGGCTAAGACACCATTTGCATTTGTAGTTATAGCAAATTCTGTATTAACACTACTTATGCCTGCACCACCATTAGCTGTTCCAATGTATATTCTATTGCTATTAGCGGTTGAGTCATTCACACTAATGATAGCTACATAGCGGGTGCTTGTATGCAAACTCTTGTATTCAACAAATAGAGTACCTTCATTGGCATTGTATATGTTGGAAAAATTTCTGCCAGTAATTGTCAATGCATCACCACCTGCACGTGTTGTGCCGCTTGTGGCGCTTGAAGATGTAGGAATATAACTGGTTGCAGTATATGATGTAAATGTGCTTCCCAATTCCAATTGCATTCCCCAGACATGCACCTGTGCATCCCAAATGAAACTAAATCCTTGATTACCGCTGCCATCACTACTGCACATCCACAATCCATTTTGTCCTGCAGCGCCTGGAGCGGTTGCAAATGTTCGGCTTACTGATATACGATACCAGCCATCATTAAATTTTTCAACGCGTGGGTTGCTATATCCAGCGGTTATTCCTGCTGCAGACACAACATATGTTTCGGTATCAAAATCAAATGCATTGCCTGCCCCACCATTGATTGTCAATGTAAAATAACGATAATTTATTTTTTTAATAAAAACACTTATGGTATATGTACCAGCAGCCAATGTTCGAGCTTGCGTCATCTGAAATGGATACGGATAGGTATCATCACTACTCTGAAATACTGTATTGCTAACAACTCCCATTGGGTTGCGTGTACCAGTTTGACTGGTTACATTTCCATCAGTTGCAGGCGCGCGCTGCGCTTGTGTTAATATGTATTGTCGCCCACGTGCAGCGGTATATGTTGCGGCAAAAGGTGTATCTACACTAAATGTATATGTATAGCCTGACACAAATGTTATGGGAGTAGTAATCTTATATGCCGTTTCATATGTGGTTCCATCAGCAGAAAGAGCAATTTTATTGTGACCACCCAATACATAATTGGCCAAAAGATTATACGATAATTGCCCATAACTGCCTCCTCTTAAAACAGCTGTAACATCTTTTGAACCTGCTGTTACAGAAAATTGCGCATATGAATTGAGTACAACCACACCTGTAGCATCGGCAGTAACATCAATTGCACTGCCGCCGCTTGTCAATGATAATTGAAATGTAGTGGTGGTGCAATTGATAGCATAATATGTAGTAACATCCTGTCGGTTAATTCCAGTACTGCCAGTTACACTTCCTATTCTTACGGTTTGCCCATTAGAGAATCCATGCGCGCGAGTTGTAGTATAGCCATTGGTAGTATATGTAGTAAATATATCGGTACTAGCTATTGCTTTAAAATCAGCACTATCATACATATCATATGCAGTTGCACCCCAACCAGTTAAACCCTGCGGGGTGATCCATCCGCTGCTTAAATTTTGACTATCATAAAATAAATTGGTTGAACCAAATTCGCTAATCAATCCTAAGCATGGGCTGCGGCCAACTCCATACAACGGCGTTGCTATGGTATGTGTATATCTTCTTGTAGTGCTACCGCGTTCTATCTGATATCCCCAAATGTATACGCTATCTGCGGCTAAACCAGTACCAGTATATGTAGTGCCATCAGGATTAGCACTAGTTAATCCTATATTTCCACCTGGGCCACCGCTTGATAGGTATGTGCGACTACAACGATACCAACCGTTGCCTGCATTTTGTATGACACCGCCAACACCATCACTTAATGCGCCTGATGTGATGGTGCCTGTAGCTATATTAAATACGGTAGAGCCACCTGAAGTATTATCTTGCAACGTTATTTCATTGATGGACGAACCTGTAACTTTTTTTGCAAATATAGACATTGTAGCATAACCATAATGCGTACCAAAGTCGCTGGTTTTATACAATTTATGTTTGCTGTTTGCAGTTGATGCCGCAATTTGATATGCATTGCTATCATTGTTTGGCGCAGTTATTCCAGTGGTTACATTTCCAGATGCATCTCTATTAACTTCAGTAACAAAAGCAATACCAACCGTGCCTCCGTTACCGGTCCAAGACGTGTCATCAAATTCTTGACTATACTTACTTAAATTTTCATAATCAATTACAGTATTGGTTTGATCATAAATCCAACGTGGCGCATAGGCCGCAGCACTTGTCGTAGCAATATACGGCCTCGCAGTTGGGTATCTTTCAAGTTGAGCTGCGCTAACATATATATTATTTGTGTTAACAGCACTGCCTCCCAGACCAACCGCTGTTACCAATGATGACGCGCTCAAGAGCTTACTTATACTATAACAGTACCAACCATTATTTACTGCTTCAACATCTGTTACTACTCCAGCTGTATGTACTGTAGCAACACGATTATTAAGATTAAATGATGCATCCGGTGTAGTGCTGCTGGATGCAATTTCTAAACTTAGCGTTCCAAAGTTTGAACTGTTTGGCTTTACATATACACTAAGTGTATACCACATCTGTGAATCAACAAGCGTTGAAACTGTTTGAGTTAGTCGTGCATAACCACTAGTGTTTGCAACCACATTATAAACACCAGTGGTTGCACTATATGGAGGTGTTAAAGTGGCTGCGGACACAACGGTTGGAGTATTAACATTAGTTTTACTCCATGCGACATTGTCAAAAGTTTCACTACGCAACAATAGGTTTTCTGGAGCATACTGTGTATTACCTTGAATATCAGTTTGTGTGGCTGCACTAGCTCTAATATATTCACCATACACTCCGCTTCGGCTCTTTACAAGTACGCCACCAACCACATCAGGATTTGCTTTATAAATCTGATCCTCAGCAAATGCAAAATCAACAGTTGGTGTGTATGTGGAAAATTCGGAAAGGCCAGCAACTGAACTTGTAGCAATTGGAACTTTTAAAGCCAATTGCGTTGTCAATGCGCTATTGACAATTTTATTTGCGGCCGCTGTATTTGCAACATTGGTAAGATCAAGTGCAGTCTTGATATTAGCAGATGAATTTGATTCGCTAACACCTTGAACTGTGTATGACTCATTACTTGAATCTGTTATGATAGACATTAGATATATTTATGATATGTTATACCAGTTAACTCCATTGCTTTGAACTTTTACTGTTTGCCATTGTGTAGGTATTGTTGGGTTTACCGTAGCATCAACTGTACCAATTATTGTTACCACATTTGCAGACGCATCAATTTTCTTTATGATAAAAATTTTGTTGGGCACCGTTGCAGCAGCTGGTAGCGTAACACTTATTGCATTGCTTACACAATTGCAGAGCACCGTATTGTCTGTTACTTTAAGAGTGTATGACGCAGTTACGGTAAATATTTGTGTACTAAAAAGATTGCTGCTAGAACCAGCATTAAAATCAATTTGCCCTTCAACTACTCTTGTAACTTTACCAGTTGATGTTTGTGTTATTTCTACATCATATAAGTAACGCCCTGGTTTTATAGCTGCTGTTGTAGCCGAATCCAATGATAGCTGCAATTGTCCGGTTGTTGGCTGTGGTATAGTTACAATAAAATCATAGGATGTACTGCTGGTATAAGATTTGCGAATCTTCCCGCGCGCGGTATAACCAGTAAGATTTACATCAAGATCACCGCTTCCTACGTTTACGACGGTAGAAAAGTATGATCCTTGATCAGCATATAAGTCTGCATACATTGCCATATTCTGTATTTATAATACCACAATATTCTCTATAAATATGTTTATATTTGTAAGAGTAACTCGTATGTGTGAATCGTCCAATCTTTTATATTTACACCATTCAAATAACTTATGTTTTTCTTTAGGCACAATTATGTAATTGCCGTTGGCTGTCATGCCAAACCCGTTACAGTTTAGCCAATTTTTAGAACTATTCATTCGGTTGACATGAACTGGTATTTCATCTATGTAATTTTTTAAAAGATACGCGCTTAATGCAGTAGACACGCTATTCATTCGTATACTCTGTATTTTTTTAATAAATGATTTGTTTGCATAAATAAATCCACAACGCATACCAGCAAAACCAAGTGTCTTGCTAAAGCTTCGTAAAATGCATAAGTTAGGATACTTGTTTACCAAGTCGGCGCACGAAGCATATGTACAATAATCAATGTATGCTTCATCAAGTATGACGTATTGATTGTTTTTAACCAGATATTCTATTTGTTCATGATTAAATGCATGTCCATTATTGCCATTTGGATTAGCAACATACAATACATCATGTCCTGTCAATGCCTTTATATCAATGATGTTAAACTTTTTATAACTAACCTCATAATGCTTAACACCAAACATATGACAATAAACATTTACCATCTCAAATGTGGGAGACAGTATTGCAACCTTATGATTTTTAAAATAATAAATGAGGCGTTGAATCAATTCAGTCGAACCTAAACCGATGGCCAATTGATCTATAGCATAACCATAATAATTACTTATTGTTTGGTAAATGCAATATTCATTTGCATATGAAAGCAAATCTTTAGAGCTGATACCCAACAATTCAGAATGTATCTTATCAAATAAAACATGATCACAACACACGTTGTTACTCAAGTCAATGCATACTGATTCTTTATTGCTGTTCCAATCTGGCCGCTTCATTAAATAAGTTGTATTCGGTTTCTCCTCGTAATGTTCCGCATGCATTACATTTATTGCAGGGCGCATGATTGCGCCCATGTAATAGTTTACTTTTAAATTGGTTATACGCTTTACCCAACCAGACTTCTCGTATGGACTGTTGGCCCACGTTGCCAAGAGTTAGAGTTCTTGCCCAATCATTATCACATGTTAAAACATCTCCATTCCAATCAATAAACAATTTGTAAAAAGGCCTATAGCATGCTTTTTGTATATTTAACAAATTATTATCAAATGCAATTTCTTTACGGTTTACAATATTAAGACCATAGTTAATGGACGCGTCATAATGATGCCTATACACCATTTGAATTGGAACATCTCTTTTAAGAGCATTAAAATATGTAGTCTTGTCGCTGTCATACATACTTACAGCTATAACATTGCAACCAGCTTCATACAATGATTTTATTCTATCATATGTAAGTAAGTCACCATTGGTATTTATTTCAAGGTACTCTAAATTAGGATTGTGTTGTCGTATTGCACTTATGCATTTTTCTAAATGTTTATGCATAAGAGGTTCACCAAATCCTACAAATCCTACGCGATTGGTAAACCCAATATCAGCTAGGTCTCTGCCTATTTTTTCACACAACTCAACAGATATCCTTGTATGCGTTGAAGGATACAATTGAGAATTGCTGCGTGGACAGAATCCGCATTTGCGCGTACACGATTCACTTGGGTTAATTTCAACACTTTTAAGAGAACTCAGCAAGTCATATGCAACGTGCTGAGTATATTGCTTATCTCTAATTTCAACTATATTTGAGCCATTCATTTGCATAACTACAATTTTTATAAGCGTCTAACCAAGGTCCTCCTTCAGTGTAGTGTAATGCTTTAGGAGTTCCATCATCTGGTTCTTTATACCAGTCAACCAGCCAATTCCATTGCAAAGGTATTGATCCAATTTCATAGTCAGCTAACCATTGAAATTGGTGAAGATATGATCCAGATTGTTGGTTAACAACATTTGCGGTTAATGCTGCATTACTTGGATGCGCGCAATTCCACAATACAAGTGAACTCCAGTTTTTACGCGCATAAAGATGTTGAGTTTGGCCATTCATCTTTATACTATTAGTTGGATTATAATCATGCTGACACACCATCACTGCATATCTTTCATCGGCTAAACTAAACAACTCATTTACATCCTCAAGAAATATAAAGTCACTGTCACAAAACAATGCCCATCCTTTGTGCATGCATAAGTGCGGTATCAAGAAACGAGTGAATGAAAATTCAGTGCTTGACAGCGGATCAATTGCGCGTGTGTAGTCTCCATTTTCACGCAACTCAGATTGTATCAATGCATGCGCTTCGTATGTCTCTTTAGTGTTACTTTGCAATGACTTAAGACATGCATAAAAAGCAGCTGGTTGTTTGCTGTCATATCCAATGTATACTTTATTCATATATTTTATATAAACTAATGTATGCTTCAGAATATTCACGGTTGCATTCCATTCCTCTGAAACGCGCATATGTCTCTATACCAATTGCGCTGCGTGGGTTTGGGTAATTTCGCACTTCACTAGAGTATGTTTTTAACATACGCCATTTAGTATCAACATCAATTTTACGCAATGACAAATATGTATTGGGAAAAAATGCTTTATGACCTTGACCTGTAGAAGATGGCACTTCATAGCACAAGCATTCAAGTGGTTGACATGCTTGTATTTTACGAAAAGCAACGCGTGCTGACTTATGAACGGCAGCATGATCACTACTAATATCACCATCAAATGGTATAAACACTACATCTGGTTTTACCTGTAAATATATCTTTTCAATGTCTTTAATCAGATCACTTGAGCATACACTGTCCAATCGCTCATCAGTATAATTCAATAAGTGGTATGTTATACCATATGACTGTTCTAAAGTTTGTATATCAGCTATTTTATCAGTTGTGCGATTTGCAACAACTATCACGTGAATGTTAGCATCACTGTTTTGTGAAACGTAACCACCACAACCGAGTATTTCATCATCGGCATGAGGAGCAACAATAAGAGCTGACTTATATCTTTTCATCTATTTGTGAGTGTATCCATTTGCGTAATGAAATGGTTTGAACAAAATGCAATAATGCTTTGCTCCTATCTAAAGATACCGTTTTGCCTTTAAATTCAACAGCATGCAATGCGGTGCAGTTAACATTCAAGTTGGGAATTTTTTCTCTAATATACTCTACCACTTCCAACAATGAAATTGCTTCATCGCCATCAAGGTTTACAGTTTGATTTTTTGTCGCATCATAATAAAGAGCAACATTCGCTATCCCGCGTGCAATGTCGGAGACATGAATAAAGTTGCGGTAACCATTGCTATTGATCTTTATGGTTTGTCCATCGCATGCTGCAGTTAAGAATGCATTGACGGCTGTTCGAGGATTCATTCCTTCACCATAAATTGTACCATAGCGCAAAATGGTATAATCCAATCCAAAGGATTTTTGATAACCGCGAACCAATACTTCACCACAAATTTTGGTTGCAGAATATATGTTGGTACCAGCATTTAAATTTAAGGCAGTATCTTCATCTACGCTATTCTCTAAGCATTCACCGTATACCCAACTAGTACTAGAGAAAACAATTCTCTTGACGCTACTCTTTACGCATGCAGCCAATACATTATGAAGACCAACGATATTAACAGCAACAGCATTAGATGGGTCATCATGATTCTTTGATGCTTCACTGATTGCAGTAAACATGTAAACTATATCCGCTCCTTGCAACAAATCAGCCAAAAGATCAGAGTCTTCTACAATATCACAAGCTGAATAAGGATGTTTACCAACACTTTTGTCTATATCAATAATTTCAACATCATGATCATTCCGCAATGCATCATACACATATGATCCAATAAAACCATTACCACCAATTAACTTAATGTTCATAAATGTAATTCTTTTGCTCTCTTATCATTTCAGCCAATGATGGAGTCTCTATAGTATTATATATTGTTGCCAGCGTGCGATCTAGAGTGCCATATACTGCACTACCACTAATAGCTTTTGCTTCAACCGGTATAACAGTCAAGCCCAAATTGTATACGTCATCAATCATCTTCAACATACCATACTTACTTACTGCTGCAGCTGAATACACATGACGTGTACCACTCCAAAAGGTAACTCCATCGGCACGTACCATTCTTTCAATTAGTTTGGCAATTTGCAATGCGCTCAATCCATTCCATAAGCAATTGGTATATCCGCTTACTTCTTTACCTGCATTCTTACGTGCAAATTCAAGAAGGCCAATCTTATGATAACGTTCTTCACCAATAAAACTAACACGCATTACAGTGCTCTTTATGTTTTCTTGACGTTTTGTTTGTCCATACCAATCATCAGCATCACATGTGTCAGTCTCAATGTAACTCCCTTTGGAGCCGCTATACACACAATCAGATGAAAAGTTGACAAGATTGCAACCAACTTCTGCACAAATCATATCAAGCTGTAATGGGAAGTTTAAGTTAACATCAACTGCATGGTCAAAGCTTTGTATATTGGGTTTAAGCAAACCAATACAATTAACAACTACGTCAGATGAATGCAATGTTTTTCCAAAAGCTTCAGGATAAAAGTTATACACATTGCAGCGTGAACGATCATAATCTTCTACGGTATAACCGCGGCTTTTAAAGTACTTTGAAACATATGTTCCAAGCATTCCATTGCATCCTAGTACGTGTATTTTCATACGTTAAATACTTTAAGTTGGCTAAGGTCCACAGCATATTCAGACGCTGCTCCACATACTGTTTGTGTACTACTCTTTGCTCTATAAAATTGTTCTATACCTCGTGCAGCCTGTTCAGGAGTCATGTACATATGATAGCCCAACACGTCAACATCAGTAGTTAAGATGTCATTGTAGTAATAACTAGCCCGCCCATCATAGCGTGCTTTACACAACCATTGCACGGCAGCTGCATCGTCTGTTAGTATCATGCCTCCTTTACCGATAGGTATCAGTTTTTTAAAGTGAAACGATAAACAAACATACCCGCCTCTATACATATCTTTTTCAAAACGACATGCACTGTCAACAACCGGATACGGCTCTAACTTATAATCACCAACCCAATCATGGTCAACAAATTTTACTTTGTAGCCAGCGTGCATAACGGACATTGGAACTGATAAGTATGTTTTCTTTGGAACCTGAACTTCATCAATTATTCCAAAAGTACTTAAATATTTAAATGTTAAAAACAATGCATTGCTGCACGAATCAACTGCAACTGCATACTTACTTCCACAATATGCCGCAACCTCCTTTTCAAAGAATTCTACGGTATCCCAAATGTTTTCCATATAGTAATTTATATGACATTAAGATTTTTTATTTGTGAATAATTATGAACAATGTATGGGCGACGATGTTGGCCAGATGGGTGATTATTGTAATTCCAGCATACATCTAAAAATTGGCAATGATCTCGCCCAAGCAGTATGTTAAATGCTACTTCATCACTATATGAATATCTGGCATTTTTATACAATTCAAATAGATTTAAGAAACGCTCTGTAAACTTGTGTTGCTTCCATTTTTGGCAATCAACAAGCATAACACCAGCATTAAAGAATGGCCAATCATCAAGAGTAACATACTTAGCCAACTCAGGCGTAGGAGTATACAAGTCAAATGCACCAGCATGTGTTTGCAACCGGCTACAATGTACTGCACCCAATGTAGCATCGCCTAAAGGAATATCGTGTAGCCTTTTAATGTTGGTCTGACAAACTGTATCGCTATCAAGAAAAATTATTTTTTCATCGAAGCGGTCAAATATAAATGGGCGGTTCATAAAGAATTGTTTTACTTTACGTTCAATCTTAACAAATGTTACATTAGGCTCATCATCAAATTGCAAATCACCAAAATGAAAAATGAAAAATTCTAACGGTGTTTCTCCTTTATAAAACTTTTCTACAAAACCTATTGAGGTGCGTGTCAATTGGTAATAGTCTTTACTTATAAGATAACAAATTTTCATACACTATATTTGTTTCTTTCTTTTAAATATGTACTTGTAAATTTTGCTTCACCACTGCCTGGCCAAATATAACTATCAGGTGAATATTCATATTGTAAAGTTTGCCAATTGTGAAGTGTTACATCACGCCAACTTAAGTCTTCAATATGATGAATTTTTTCGCATAGCAAGATAGAGTTTTTACTCTGAGCATATACATTTTCAATAGCAAATTGATCGCTATCCCAATCGGTCATAGTACTTTCAGTGCATTGTTTGACTGCATTAAAAAAGTCAATAGCATTTTTTGTATTCTTTACTATTATACAACTACATTCCCAACAGCGGCGATTAGGATAACGGTCCGCATCTGTACCAACATTACAGCATACATCATAGCTATCAATGAATGCTTGTAATTCACACAGGTTTTTACGCACAATTGCATCAGCATCTAATAATATTACAGTGTCTTCTCCTAATGTTTCTAAACAATGTAGTATATTCCTATACCTAGTGTTGCTTACAAAGCACTGCCTATATGATAGCAAATGTGCGCCGTGTGGCCCTCTCTTATACAGATCTGTACTAAGTACAGTGCCGGCCCGAAAGTATTGTCTTTTCGTTGATAGATTCAATTGCTCATTAACTATAATGACATTTGGATGTGAGCTTTGCAATAATTGTATTTCATATTCAGTGCAGTCTATCGCTCGGCAATGCACGCGTAAGTGTGGACTATTAACCGCAATGCTTTTTAAAAGGCGAGATGAATGCTTAATGTAATTGCTGTCAGTTGAAAATGTTATAATCATGTAAGGTATCTGTCTATATTATATGGTTTATTATAAAATAAAGCTATATCTTTTGCTAAGCGCACCGCAGATTTATTTGTTTCAAAAAAAGGTGTTCTAATATCGCATCCAGTGTGATTGAAATTAACTCTAACTGCGTTAATTGGTGAAGAATACATAGCTAGGTAAATTTCATCATAGCTTAACACATCAATTTCACTAAGACGGTCGCTGCAAAAGTTTGACTGTATACCATTAGCTAAATTCTGTAAACTGCCATACTGTCTTAAAATAAAATGTAATTTTACTTGATATTTTTTAATGCCTAACGAACTTAAAAATATTATTGCTGCGCCGTAATGAGCAGCAAGACTGTCAGGGCAAAGTATTATTAAATTATCCGAAATCGCCCAAAAGCCATTTGGTGCTTTATCCGGAAGATTTTTGTATGTATATACTTTAAGACCATATTTAGATGCTTCTTCTTTATTGTATGTTACCATGTTTCGTTACACCCTCCACAAATACCTACACTATAATCACCATTAGTATGTGCATTAATTATATTTTTCCAACGAGGCCCGTTGTAAATTTCTGATAACGAAGAGGTAAAGATATTACCAACAATTCCTTTTTTAGAAATATCATTAAATGGGCAATATAACACATTTCCATATTGATCTATGCCGCCGCCAATAGCTGGGCCATAAGGACATACTCCAGTTCTAGACTCAACTACTTCTGTTGAAGAAACATGCCCTGCTCGATTTCTATTTGATGTTTCGTGTACCATAACCTTGTATCCAAACTCAAGACAAAATCTAACGATAGCAGCATAGAGAAGCGTATTAGTATTTTCTCCTTGGGTTCTTAATGCAAAATACACACATTTTAGTTTATCGGTTTTACTTACATCATATAATAATTCTAGATTTTTAATGAATACATCATATTTATCCTTATTTGTGTTTTCAATATAAGTAGAACGGTCAAAACCATATATAGGAATAGTAAAACATATTTTTGTATACTTAGATAGTTTAATTAGATTTTCTCTATTTATTATAGTAAAGTTTGTTGTTACTACAAATCTATCAACTAAACAATTATTTTCTAAAAAGTCAAGTTTATTAAATAAGTCTTTATCCAAGAATAGCTCTCCTATGACAGGTGTTAAATCAAATGACCTAACACCATGATTTGTACACTTATCAATAATTTGTGTAAAAGTATCATAGCTCATTATTTTTACATTGCTTTGCTCATTTAGAATACTTTTATCCATTCCTCCTCGGCAAAAGGTGCAACTTAAATTACATTGATTTACGGTTATGATATATAAATGTTTATGTTTAGCATCTACTTCCTTTGTATAAATTGCTCCGTCATAAGTTAATTCTTTTAAAGAAATAAATTTAGACCGTGTAATTTTTTGATACTTAAAAATTTCTTCATTAAAAAGACTCATAATATAATTGGTTTATTGTCTAATTGTATAATACACTTTACAAAGTTAAATAGCTTTTCGGTAAAATTGATATTGGTGTGATGCGTCATATCTTTGCCATATTTGCTGCGATAAGTTGTTATTGTATCATCACACCATTCAAATTCATCTCCATCATCATATTGACCTGTAGGGTCAATAGGGCAATACACATAATCAAAACATATAGAATTATCTATATCGGTTTTTTTCTTTTCAAATATATTTTTTGTAACAATTGCACGCGAACCAAATGATGAATGATTAGCAGTTGCTGTTGCAAAGAAAACTGTATTAGCATATACATTACAGTATAATTCAAATGCTTTTGGTCCAATTTCACCAGATTGCTTTTCGCACTTTAAGCGATCATAATAATCCGGTACACTATGTCGACATATTACTTTAACTTTATTAAATGATTTGAGTAGTTTTAATTCAAGCATTCGATTAATTATCTCGTAAAATGCTAAAAATTCCAATTGAGGTATTGTAACTATATTAGGATATTCATTTTTATAATATAACACAATAGCTCTATCATAAGGAGGATCTATAATATCTTTTTTTGAAACAGACCACAATTTGTATTTGGTGCTCAACATATAGTCATTTAACAAATCGCCTATTATTACAATTTTATCTTTTTCAGTTTTGTTTAACAAATAATCATATTGCATTTGATTATACAAATGGCCAATGTATTCTTTAGGTTGTAAGTCATATCTCTTTAATACTTCTTTAATCATAAAAAATAATTTTCAAGTTGCCCGCGTCTTCTAACATCAAGAGTAGTACAATGGTGTGCGCCTGAGAAAAGTTCGCAATGCCGCATGTGTGAGCCTATAGCAGTTATACCATACGGCTTTAGTTTTTTGTTTAATATTCTTTCATATTCAGGATGACATATTATCAACTCCTGTGATACGCTAAAAACATTCAATTCAATTTTAGTTGATGCTAGCCGTAACCCATTTTTAACTTCACGCTCGCGATCAATTGGTTCAACTAAGATCATATCCCATCCTTGCAATTCTAGTGGTAGTTGATCGCAAATGTCAGGATGAGTAACCAAACACAAGCCGGGTCGTAGCGGAAGTATACAACTATCAATATGATTGTCTGTTATGTTACATTCCCAAATCTTATACTGCTCTCCCAAGTGACGCTGCAACCATTGCACGCCCAATTTCATGTTTAATGAACTAGCATTAAACAATAGGTGCTGTCCAAAGCGCATTATGTTTGCAGCATCAAACATAATTTCAGGTCCGCAATCCATTGGTGAAGTGTGTCTTACCAATTGGTCAATTTGTCCATCATTAGCTTGTAGGATATGTGACATATCAAACGAATAGTCAGTAAGCAATGGTCGAGGAGCACTTGTCCATTTGGCACCTGCATTAAAATATTCCAAAAACAAATGTTTTAGGTAATCAGTTTCATAATAGCGCCATCTACATGATACTGGAGTTTCTATAATTTCATTGCCAATCACTATACTCAAGTCACGCACATTTAGAGATGGATACACTGCGCTACTCCAATTGGGAGTCTTTACTTTTTGTATAATGTTAGGTGTTTTTGGGCGTCTTACACATACTCCTAAACTTGTTAATAAATCGGCAAAAGCTTCAAGGTCTTCATTGTGTTCAGCTATATAACGTTTATCAATTTGATGATTGATAATTCTTTCATTTGCAAACTGTATGTTGTCGTGAAAGAACATCTTAAATGTTAAGTCAACAGCAGGTAATGTTTCAGGCACTCCTGCTCCAACTATCACTTCTTCAAGTTGATCCCATTCATTGTGGCTGTTTACCATTGTGCCGTGCATCCCTTGCATATGCCTGTATAATTGCTGTTCACATGGTTTTCTACAATGCTTTTCCATGCTCCTGTATCTCTCAATTGTTTTAATGATGACTTTTTCAAATCACCAATCACTGACACTTTACCAAAATCATTAAATGCACAATAGTAATAATTACCATCACTTCGTATAGCACCTCCGCTGCCAACTCCACATGGGCATACGCCAGAACGAGTTACTTCTTTAACCGCAACATCAACAATACCTCCGCGATTATCATTCACACGACCATCATGAACACATACATTTTTCTTTGTGAATAATTTATATAGTACACGTTTAAATGCTGTATCAATATCATGCAAGTCCTCATTGCGTAACGTAATTTCAATTGGAACTTCAAGGCTCTGCAATGATTCTAATGTTGGAAAACATTTGGCAAACAAGTCTTTGCCTGTAAAGCGTTTAAAACTATCTGCGCCACTGCCATATAGAGAAACCGACAAGTTTAATTTTTTATGATGCTGTGGAATAGCATTTACTGTCCCATTGGTTGTCAACAGATATCCTTTTACGGACGGATGATTTTCCAAATAATCAAGGTAGGTTATTATATTCTTTACAAGAAGAGTTTCACCAATGACAGGCGTCAAGTCAAAATACTCTACACCAGCATCTATACAATCATCTACGACTTTTACAAACTCTTCATACGATAATGTAGGCAATTCATATGATTGCACATCTGGTATATCACCGCGGCAGCCACTGCATGCCAAGTTGCAACGATCAGTAAGTATAATGTTGATAAAACGTGAATTGTATGCGTCACTACGGTAATGGTCACCGCGTATTATTCCCCATGAGAAAGCACGATGATTGGATACCAGCAATAAGAATTCAACGAGGCTGTTCATGGCCTTTCACAAACGGTCCAGGCAATAATATAGGCGGCCACAATTTATAAATGTCAGCTACATCTTTTGCGTTATCAAATAGTGTATCATCTTTTACCGCATCATTTAGCATTTCAATTATAATGTCAATTTCTTCAACGCTATCAAGATCGCCCGCTTTTTGAAAATTAACCGATTCTGCTTTTAATTTTTCAACTGCATTATCATACTGTTGTAATAATAACAGCCATCCTCTATTCTTAATTTGTTGTAGTATTTCAGGAGTCTTATCAAGATATGCACTCAAGTCTTTAATGCCAAATGCTTCCATTGTATGAAGAACCGTTTCATCAATATAATCTTTAAGGCGATTGATATTTGCTTGTTGATCATCTATAAGATGAAAATAATCAGATACTTTTTTAACATGAGAATCAAAGCGCATTTCATTTTCAACTATATCATCTGCATATTTTTCACAGCATTCGCGCAAATCCATTGTCGTAGAATCATAATATGAATTGCCAAAAAATGTTTTGATATAGTATATTTTGGTATCTGGAAAAGTAACACGATAACTCGTGTTTTCAACGGAATCAATCAAATGAAGAGTATTTTCATTTATCAATTGCTGTGTATTTTTCTTTATAAGAAGATTATACTTAACCTCGTCATTAACAAAGCAGACGAAACATGAATTTATACACAATGCATCATTTATGTATCTTATATAATTAACCATACTAATTATATATATGAATTGCCGTGAAGCTACTATTAAGAATTGTAATAGTTTGCGTAATATAATTGTGTTTCGCCAGCTGAATCATATTTTACAGGTATGGTGTTTACAAATGCGCTGCCTGTGGTAACATCTGTTATATAAACAGTTAAATTGGGACTAACATTACCCGGAGAATTAAGACCAAGCCATGCAATCTCGCGGCCCCATGTGCCAAATGTTGTAACGGTGCCATAACCAGTTAGTGTATATTGAAATACATAAAGACTGCTACTATTTGCTTTCCATGTACTTAGTGTAAACTCAACATATACAGCTGCATTGTTGCTATTTCCATAATAACTAGCAATTTCTGGATCTGAAGTTATGTTGTATTGAACTAATGTTGTATTGCGAAAGCCACCCCATGATATGTTGGTTGTGCCTGGTAAATTTTGAACACCACCGTAAAAGTGTGTAGTGCGTCTGTCGGCCGCGCTGGTACCTCCTCCGCTAACAGTTGTTGTGCCAGTTGTTGTCATTGCATTACGCAATGACAAAATACTAACATTGGCTGCTGCTGGAGCATACTGAACACCATCACTTAATGTATTATCAGCAGCTAAGCTTCGGACAGCCGTTACTGATAATGGACCAGTTATTGGAGTAGTTGGCATATTACTTTACTTTACTTTTTAACTCTTCAATTTCAGCTTTAAGTTCTTTAACACATTCAATAAGAAGTGCAACCATCTTATCATATTTAACTGCTTTACTACCATCATCACGAGTAGTTACAACCTCAGGCAATACTGCTTCAACTTCTTGAGCAATCACACCAATATCACGACCAGTGAATGTTGATTGTTTGTCATTCCAATCAAAGGACACCCCGTTAATTTGTGCCACCTTGTCCAATGGATTGGTAATGTTTGCAATGTTATCTTTATACTTGCGATCAGATGTACTAAAAGCAATAATATCACCTGTTGCATCAATTTGAGCTGCTTTTAAATTAGCGAAGTCACCGGTTAAATTATAAATCCCAATCCCACTGCCTCCTCGAGTATGTTCTATGTATGCAGCAGTTGCGCCACTACAATGTAAGCCAATTCCGGAATTTCCTGCTGTTGAATTACATACAATTCCAGCTGTTGAAAAGCTAGTTTGAGTATTATCCCATACATTTAGAGTACCAGATGTTCCACTTGAAGCAACGGTGATTGAACTGGTTGCAGCAATGCTTGTGCATGTAACTGCACCAGTACCACCACTTGTAGTAAATGCATTTGCTGTAACTGTTCCACCAGTAGTGGTAATGTTTCCACTCGCTGAGATTGTTGTTGCGCCAGTTATTGCACCGCCAGCAGCCAAGCCTACGCCAGTAACCAATCCACCAGCAGTAACCGCTCCGCTGGCAGAGATTGTTGTTGCGCCAGTTATTGCACCAGCATTTGAGATGCCACCACTGCTTGCATTAAATGATCCACCTGTAATTGCACCAGTTGCAGTAATGGTTGAACTTGTAGTAATAGTTCCAGTTCCCGCAGCCAAGCCTACGCCAGTAATCAATCCTCCAGCAGTAATTGCTCCGCTGACAGAGATTGTTGTTGCGCCAGTTATTGCACCAGCATTTGAGATGCCACCACTGCTTGCATTAAATGATCCACCTGTAATTGCTCCGCTGGCAGAGATTGTTGTTATACCGCTAAGCGCTCCTGCAAAAGTTACAGCCTTACTGCTTCCAGTTACCGTAACAGCCGCAACTCCTCTGCCATCATAAATGATGGTGTTGTATGCAGTGGTAGTTGAGCCATCAGTTGCTGAGGCCGCTGCTAGCGCTAATGTTTGAGCAGGAACTGCATTTAATTGATTACCGTTTATTGTAATGCCATTACTTTTAATTAAACCGGCGGTTGTTGTAATATTTCCGCTCCCAGCACTTAATCCTACACCGGTAACTGCACCACCAGTACTTGTTATTGATCCGCTTGTACTTAATACGCCTGCATTAGTTACCGTTAATTGCGCAGTGCTGCCAACCTCAAGAGTATCTCCTTTAAGCTTAGCTGTCGCAGTAATATTACCGGTTACACTATATGATGTTAAACCGCTGATAGCACCTCCAGAAATGCTTACAATACCATTGGTTAAAGTTGCACCGGTAATTGTACCGCTACTAGTAATTGCACCGTTAACATCTAATGCTACCGTTGGAGTTGTTTTGCCAATACCAACAAGACCAGCACTGTCAATACGCATGCGTTCAGCTAATGTTCCAGACGGGTTGCGTGTAGAAAATAACAATGCGCCTTGAACATTTGCGGCCGCAACCGTACCTGAACTAATGCACTCTATATTAGCTGCACTTAGAGGATTGGTACCACTATGCCCTTGCCAATCAATTACACCTAAACTATCACCAGTTGTTATTACAGAAGGCGAAGCAATAGTACCACGACTCTTAGCAAATGCTAATATACCTGCTTGGGCATCACCCGTTGCAGCATATATCGACATTGATGCGCCTAAAGCAGCGGTTGTACCCACAGTGCTAATGTGAGGAGAAATAGTTGATGCAATAAATTTATTATAAACAGGTAATGTTGCAGTGTGACCAACAATAAGATGCCCGTTTTCATCAACAATGAGCGGCGTAGCATCGCTGGTGACATCATTAACACGCAATGCAGGACCAGCTCCTCGTTGAGTAATAAGTAAACCAGAACCTGCACTATTTGCACTGATTGTTAATGCATCTCCGCTTAAAACATCACTTCCACCAAATATACTTGTAGCACCAGCTGATGTCCATGATGGAGCACCAGCACTCAAATTACTGCTTGCAAGACTACCGTCCAAAAGAACAATTAGTCCATTTGTTTTCTTTCGCCATGTATTAAATGTATCTGTAGTAACTACTCCAGATGCTTTGAGATCATTAAACGGCGTATATTCGGTAGTTGCAATAGGCATTAGATTATAGAATTATTAACAGTATTTATCGTGATAAGATTTTGTATTTGCTCTGCCATTTGTGCATGCATTGCTTTAAGTGTGTCAACATCGTTTTGCAATGACGCTATTTGTGCATCCTTTTCAAGAAATGCTTTACGTCGTACCAACACGCTTTCATATGATGAAACATCAGTATTGATAATTGCATTTGTAGAAAGGTCTCTCTCCAATGTTAAATTATCTTTTACTTTTAATCGCGCATTCATTATAATCCGGTTGTTGCAATTGCCTTAAGATTGGCTACACTTGTTACATCATAAGTATTGTTTGGCCCTGAAAGAAACACAATCTTAACTGCAAATGCTAAGAAATCATTTGCGGATGAATTGATTACAAATTCGCTTTCCGAAAAATCGTTTTCACTCGATGAAACAGCAATTAAATTTGTTGGATTAACCAATGTCCATACAGTTGGAATATTTGCATTGCCATCATATACAAGTTTAATATAAACCGCAATGTTGGTATCAGCCGATGGACGATTTACGTCCATATAAACATTTAATTGGTTAGCTGGCTTATCAAGTTTAATAAGCTTTGTAAGATACCTTGATGTTGCTGCGCCTGCGTCAAATATTGTTTCTCCTACAACCGAATTGTTTATTTCATTCTTGATTGCAAGAAGTGAAACACGATCCAAGTCAATGACCGGACTTACATAATCACTATCCGTGGTTATGCTTGTTGTCAATGTTGTATTGGCCGCGCTTGCACTGGTTATTGCATAAACACTATTCAAATCATAATTTTCATATGCTTCAACTGGTGAAACAATTGCATTAACTTCAGTGCCAAGAGTTAAGAGATTGTCAATATTTGTACTTGGAATATTTAAGTTACTTTGTGTAAGGTTAAATGAAGTTAGCGTAGCACTATCAAGACTAACCGTAAAGTTGCTAGCTAATGTTGTATTTGATGATGAACCATTGCTTGTCCAAGCTGTATTGGTATTAAACCATGATGCGCTATCATTTATTCCGTAACCTTTACCGCGTCCTGTGATGTTAACAGCAATCACTGCGCCAGTCGCCGGATCAACTGTAAGAGTTGCTGTAGCTCGTTTGTAATTGGTGCTTTCGCCAATGCTTGGATCAGCTCCAGCACTTGCATCATATGGCATTGGTAATGTTACGGTAGCAGTTGATGTAAATCCTGTATTAACACTATCAGTTTGGGCATTGACAGTAATCATAGACACACCATCATCAAGAACTGGATTAAAGGATAGACTGCCAGCTGGCGAGAATACCGCACGATTTATTTTAAACTTAAGGTCACGTGTTTGATCTGCACTCCATGTGCTGCCATTTTGACTCTTAAAGAATACACCAGCATAAACATTCTTGTTGATTGGTTTCTTAGGATTGCTTGATACATCAAACCCATTGTTGTCCGCAACCCAAACTTTATAATTTGGATCGTTTGACATAATGACAAGCGCATATTCGGTATCTGCTTTAAGATATACCGGATCGCTAAACTTAAAGTTTGTAGCAGCGGTAGAATCTTCAGAAGTACTTATAAGTTTTGTGCTGGAAATATTTCCAGCTGTTGCATAAGGATTCTTTGTAACAACCGAGAAAGGAACAATCTTTTGTGTAGGGTATCCATTTTCCATTGTCACAATGTGAATAGTAACTGGACTACTACTACTTATTGCTTGGAAGTATATGTCAACGCTTGTAAGAAACGCACCGGTTGATATATTGCTAAGCATAAAGCTTTGTGCCAATGGGTCATCCCATGTGACCTTTACATCAGTTTGATTACGTGATTCGGATACAGCAATGGTTTTAACTTGTGGAACGCGCGTTGTTATAATATCAGTTTGGTGCGTTTCAGATATACCAATTGCATTATAGTCTGCTTGAACAAATGTAGTTACATCAGCTTCAATATTGCGTTGGCTATCAGTAAGTTTAAATGTACGAGAGCCAACCTTAAATTTCAATGAATCATTGTTTGGTAATAAGAATACACCTTCAATTTCGCCATAATCATTTGTAAGCAATTCTGACGGTGTAAAATCAAGAGCACCAGCGATTGCTCCTTTGTAATCACGCACCAGAGTGGTATCTTTAAAAGATACAAACGGAGTTGAGGCCGCATACGAACTTATATCAATTCCATCAAAGAAAGGATATACACGAGTTTTTGGCTTTAAACGCTTAGCGCGGAAATACACCTTGCGTGAACGCATAAATGGTATGAAGCTAACATCAATGATGCGGTCTTCTTTACGTTCAACAATATCAGTATATGTAAGAGTGGTAGATGTACCAGTTCTTTTTTGAACAATTGGAGTAGTTGTAACAATTTGTCGCATTTTAAATCCTTTAGCAGGATTAAATACACTATGTGGTTTACTTTTTGTTACAACTTTTTTACCAGTCCAAGTGGTTGTCCAGTTATTCCATACGGTTCCAACAATTGTATCTTTAACAACATTATCGTATGTACCAGTATTAACTACAATTTTTGATAATGCAGTTGTTGTTACATCTTTCCATTCATCACTGCTAGGACTAAGTTCAATGTTTCCATTGTATGTAGTAACTTCATATGGGTTAACACTTTCATAACTACTTGCATATGGTTGGTCAATCAATACAGCTTCGGTATAATTTAACGTAGCAATATTATCACCAATAGTAATACCTGTTTCTGATCCATCCACTCTTTTAAAATCAACACGGCGTGTTGAGAAGGCTGGTCTAGCTATACCTTCATCAGGATCAATCGAACAATTATATGCTGCATTAAAGTTATCACCAATGTTATGATTTGTAAATCCATCGGTCAATACTGCATTCTTAAATCGTGTGCCAAGTATATCTGTAATTACTTTATTTTGTGCAACGGTTTCAAGCTTTGACAATTCAGTATAAGTTTCAAGATTTGTTATTCTTGTCTCAAGTGAACCAATGTCGCGCATGGTATAGCGGCGGTTATCAATGTAATTTATTTTTATATCTGAAGTGTTATAAGTATATGCAGGAATTTCTAACGTATACAATGCCATGGTATTTGCCGAAGGTTTAGGTTCGGTTGGATATATTGCAGGCGTACCCTTTTCAATCTTAAATGATGCGTCGCTGCCTACAACAAGTCGGTCAATGCGTGGATAGTAAATTACACTTTTTGATAACAATGCACTGCCAGGATCAATCTGTTGCTTTGTACTGGTTGCACTTGCACCGGACAATATGATTGGACGAAAATCAATCACATCAGATAGTCTTCTTCCATCAAATGAAGGAATGGTATCATATGTTAATCCGCCCGCAATATTTGTGCTGCTGTTGTAACTATCAACTGTAGTAAATCCATTGATATTAGCGCCATTACGATCCAAGTAACTATATGTAAATGCTATAGTATCAGTAGAAATAAACACGCGCGTACCATTATACTTTACTTTAACATTTGTATAATAGTTTGAACGCTGCCCATCATCACTAATTGTGCAATCACCTAGAATATTGATTGCGCTACCACCACTTTTTGTTAATGTAACTGCAGTAAGTTTAAATACATCAGCTTGGCTTAATGTAAATTCTGTGACAGCTTGTGTTACTGTTCCATTCCCAGAACCGCCAGTGCCTGAAGTTGTTGCAACAAATACAGTACCTGCAGTGCTATTGATGGCTCCAAAAGTGGTAAAATTAGTTGTGCCTGGAACTAAAATTTGATACCGGTTACCTGCGATAATAGCAGTTGCATTTACTGTACTTGAAATAGCAGTTGTTGTAAATGATTGACTTGCACTAACCAATGTTTTTGTTATTGCTGTTTCGCCATTATCATCCGCACCATCCATTAGAACTGGTATAACAGCACTCCATGCATAACTTCCACCTTGGCTAGACACTGGAATACCACTTGTTGTGGTTGTTCCAGATGGAGTAACAAAAGATCCGTTGATATTTAAAATTACATTGCCTGGGCTACCATCAACAATGGAACCACCACTTGGTATGACAAGAGGAAGAAGTGTTAAACCACTTGATGTGGTACCGCTTGCAACATGTCTTAAGATATACTTAACACCGGTTACAGTTTTTACTGCGGTATATGGCAGTGGGAAAATTGCAGTATCGCTTGTTGTTTCAGAGAGTGCTTTAGTTATACTAAAGCCAAATGAATCAGCGGCTAAATATAAACGATTAAGCTGAGCTATATTTGCACTTGCGCCAGCCGCCATTTGAACGTCATACAAGTATATACGATATGTAGTTCCGCCTTCCAATTCAACTGTCTTTATCTTGCATGTAGCTGGTGCAGTTGTAAAAGCTCCAAATGTAAGAGTCGGCGTTGTAACTGCTCCGCCGCTTCCATTTGGAGTGGAAATAGTAATAAAATTTGTAGAAGTTTTAATAGCAGTAATTTTAGCGCCGGCATCAATACCAACTCCAGATACTGGCATACCAATAATTAATCCTTCGGTTGACATTATGTAAATATCATATGAACCGGCCGTAACTGTAGCAACTCTAGTTATTGGCGCAACATTTAAGTTAAAGCGTTTTGTAATGTCCGTTGTATTTGGCAAGTTTGAGCCAAAAGCTGAGCCTGAGCCCCAACCAGCAGTATCAAACTTACCTAAAACATAATTACCAATTGCAGCTGAAGTATTTGATAACAATGCCGATGGACTAGTGTCACGCGCTTTTGTTGCACTAATGTCATACTTGTCATTAAGAACAACACGATGTCCTTCAACATATGCCGTTGACTTGTCAACTTCCAATGAATAGCGTGCTTTTGCATCAGCTACAAAATCAAGTGAACTTCCGCCAGGCAATAGCGATGTGCCATAACCAGCTTTATCAAGTTCACTGGTTGTAAAGCGTCCAATATTAGATCCGTCATTATACAATTCACGAACATTTATTTTGAAAGGGTCAAGCACATAATTGCCGCTTTCTTCAAATGTACGAACTGCTAATTTTGTATCAAAGCTTGCAGTGCGTTCATCAACACTTGCGGTTGGAACACTATTTACAATATTCTTAAGTACAATCTTTGCAACACTATCTTTGGTTACAACATCGTCATAATCAAAGCCTAATTTCAAATCTATAGCATAACGGTCGGCTCCTGGGGCACTAGCGTTTGGTGTGTCAGCTGCATTGTCTAACAATGTAATATCGGCATATGAATTTACATATTTTTCAATGACTGTTAATACTGCATTACCAACAACGGTTTGGTCTTTTGATGCAAGAGTAAAGAAATAATTTTGTGCAGGTGATGCAACAAAACTCCCTTTGGTAAAGAATACACCAGCGCGCATATATATTCCGCATGCATAACCGGTAGCAGATAATGTTATACCTGGCAAGAAATTGTTTGTGCTAAGAGTTGTTGCACCGGTAAAGTCAGATATATTTGTTGAACCTGTACCTGTTCCAGAAACCGCTGATGTACGGTATCTTATATAAAAACGGTATGTAGTACCCAATACCAATTCATATTTTAAAACATCAGCATATATGATGTTGGTTGTACCTGATGGAGTATATGATAACCATGTTGTGCTAGTCAAATTTGAAGCAGCTCCACTATATGAGGCTTCAACATATTGTATGTCTTTTGAAAATGTTGTTTCTCCACCAGTAACTGCAACATTATCATTCCATGTGCTGCGTCCAAATTTATCAATTTGGCTTTGCAACATACTCTGCATTTGGTTTAACTCTCTTACCTGAACACTATAGCCAGGCTTAAAGAGTATACGCAAATAGTTTTTATCATTTGGTGTTAATGCTGGGCTATTACTATCAAGAGTATTAAAATCGTCGTGATAGGTTGAATTGTTTGTGGTAATTGCCATTAGAATTGAATGATAATTTTAATTTTTTCAGTTTGTGTACTTGAACGTGTAATTTTTTTACGGTTTTCAACAAAGAGAACCTCGCCGCGGCTATATGTAACGGAGTCATCTTTAATTTCTGCATTATCAAGTTTCTCTGCAGTATTATTGCTGTATGTTGCGGTTGTATTACCAGCACTAAGAGTAATTACACCCTTAGAGTCCATTGATCCAACACTAACCACAAGAGTTGTAGTTATATCAAGCTCGCCAAAACCGGTCCAATAGTTTTGGTGATAATATAATTTACTATTAGTACTATCCCATGTATCAACAATGCCAACCACCTTTAGGCGACCATTTAAATTATTTGCAGCCGTTCCACCTGAACCTGCTGTGGTTTGGCACAGCAGTGCACCTTCAATCAAATCCTGTGCAGGGGTACCTGTAGTACTTGTAATTGTCAAATACTTTAATCCGTTAAGAGTTGATGTTCCGCCACTTGGAGAACCATTTACAGTAGGATTTTTAATAACTGAAATTTGACGGTATGAATTGAATAGTGAATCACCACTAATGTTGCCAGTTAATGTTGCTTCTAAGCTAGCATACCATGATGGCATTACGGTAAATGGATTGTAACCATACCCATTAATAGGCGCAACAATTGGAGCAATGATGGCAGGATAGTCGCTAGCAAGAATTGTGGTACTTGTAGTACTAATGATTCTTACACTTCCTTCGGTTACTCCTTTTTGCCATGTACCTATGTTAGGCAATGTTACTGCTGTAATTGTCTTGTATCCGCTTTGGGTTGTGGTAGTGATATTCGCAGTTGTAATTGGCACCACTGTTGATGGTGTGACACTGCCAGTAGTATCATCACTATAATACAAATAACCAGTCAAAACAGCATCCGTTGCGTATCTCCCTCCGTTAACTACGTGCAAACCGGTAACTGCTCCACCAGCGCCGCTTTTTACAGTTGCTAATGTTGGAGTAGTACTGCTTGTGAGAGCAGTAGTTCTTACAATAAGAAATTGATCTGTAGGAGGTGATGTAATAACCTGAACCAATACCCAATAGCTTGCTGTAGAGTTACCAGCTGTACCCATAAGTTGTATATCATACACACTAGTATCATTTGGAATAGCTGCTAGTGTAGTAGCATCACTAAATTTAGAAACACACATATACAGGTATGATAAACTATCAATTCCACTTCTTAAACCATAACAAGGTAATAAACCGTTTGCAACGTCTGGTAAGAAACATGATGAATCATGCGAATTGTATGTCTTGTATTTTTGACCGGCTATTAACGCAACATTTGGTATAGCAATTTTTGCAGTATTATCAGCTCCAGTACCTGTCAATTGTTGCAATGCTTCTATATTATTTAATACTTCAAGAGAATCCGAATATCCGCCAGTTGAATTTGGAATAGGGTATGATGTATCTTCATTAGCATCCCAACGATCCGAACGGCCAATACCAACATAGTATTTGTTAGTTGTTCCACTGGTAACGTCATTTACAAACGCTTGTGTGTTTGAACGGCGAAATGTATCTGTAATAATTGCTGACATATTTTATTTTTATTAAATCTATTTATATAGGAGTTGTGAATGTAATAATTGATCCATTAGTAATTGTTGCGCCTAAAGTTACAGCCGCACCGGCAGCATTAACAAGAGTAATACTATTTGCGCTGACAACTCCTATTCGAGTATCAGCTGGTATTGCATTGGTTACCGTAGAAGTACAAATCATCCCAGGCAATAGATTAGATGTGGTAGCAAGTGGAATAGTTGACGCGCCATTTGATGCACCTGTTGTTGAAATTGATACATAAACACCAGATCCAAGATTATGAATAATACTGTAAGGTGTAGCTGAATAATAAGGCTCACCCATTTGTTCAATGCTTCTATTCAATATGAAACTGTCTAAACAGCCACAATCATAAAACTTTAATGCACTGTCATATATACTAGCATTTCGTGAACGCACACTTTGGGCTGTGCCATTTATATTTTCAGTTAATAATATATTAAGATATGCGTATGCAACCCGTGCAAACACTTTATCAATTGTGCTATTATTATTTAAATTGCTATTTACTAATGTTAAGAAGTATAAGATCTTACCACGACTCCAGCCAGGCTGGTATTTTGGAGAATGTTGATGATTCAACTTTTTATCCCAGACCAAATTGGATAACCATGAATTGATGTCTGCTGGATTTGATAAAGCATAATAATCTTCAATTGGATTTGTCCAATCATTAGAGCTAAATACCTGCAAAAGAAGTTGAGCAAATAATTTTAACCCAGCTGGGTGGACAAATCGTAAATATGGATCAAACCAAACTGATGAATCAACCGATGCGGTAATTACATATGAATGCAATTGCCAATAATAACTATCCTGAAGTTTATCGGTATTTGAAGGCATACCTCGCACATCTTCATACCACCATTCTTGAAAAGGTTCCCATACTATACTATGACCAGCGGAAGTACCAACATTTGTGCACTTCCATGCTTCACGAGAAGGGCCTGTTCCAACGACCGCATACATATTGCCGTTGATTGGCATGGTTGCTGGTGGTGATGCATCGCCAGTAATGAAAGAAATAACAGGTATGCCTGTAGCACTCCCTTGGGCAGTCCACGCATAAGGCGAGGCTATTGGGCCTTCAGGTAAAAGATTACCCGTTGTGTTATACCACTTTGCTAAACTTGTGCCACTTCCGTTAGTTTTTTCCAATACCCATCTTATACCATCATAATACATTGCATCGGTATATGTAGAAACATTAGACAATGCACCGCCATTTGTATATGACATTTTACCATTGTAAAATCCAACAAAACTTAATGATGCAAATGTAACGGCCGTTGTACCATTAGTTGTTAATGGTAAAGCTATAGTTAAAATTTGATTGGTTGCATCAGTAAATACATAGCCTGGATAATTAAGAACATTTTCAATAGGAGATACATTTATTTTATCAGGTATTCCATTTACAGGCGCGCTTGACAATTGCAATGGCTCTACATCATAAGTCATTCGTTTAAACTTACCTGATGAAGGAGCAAACAAATGGTCTTTTGGATATGATACGCTTACAATTTCATTTAAGAATATTTTAAAAAATGCTGTAATACTTTCTTCAGAACCACGAGTATTGTAATAATTTATGATTATCTTATACAATGATACCTTATCCAATGCGGTACTATTGGGTATATTTAATGCAATAAGTTCGCGTATATTATCAAGATAAAGATTTGATGGAGCATCAATATCTTTATCTGTAAGTATGCTACCAATTTCGCATGAAGGTAATCCAACGGTATTAAGGTATTCATAATACTTCTGAATGAAAGCAATTAAATTGGATGCACTACTTTGAATATTAGACGGCAATAAAGATTGTGTACGTACACTTTCCAAATTGCGCGGGCGGGCATCAGCAATACTTAATAACATATGCTTTATCGTTGTCTTTTGAATGTTGTATATTCAGCATTGCGACTGCTACCACCAATTGCAATGGTATCATTTTCTCCATAAACACTAAGACGCGTTGAATCAATTCTTATAAGTTGATTACGTTTTGGCGCAATATCATTACTAGCTGGCATAATATCTAAAATAATGTCATGGTAATCATCCGCATAAATAGCATCAATTTCAAATTTACCAGTCAATACATTTATCGTTCCACTGTTGGTATTTATTTTAATTCTATTTGATGTAGCTTGATCAACATAATATGTGTATAATCTGCGATATGTAGAGTCACCTGATATGGATTCATCTCCTAAATAACACTGTGTAGCTTTTATATTAAACGGTGTGCAATTGATGATGGTATGACCAGATTCATCATTGCTTAGCGGCATATTAAACTGAAGAACTGTGCGCTGCTGATTTTGTGGATCAATAATAAAAGAGCCTGATAAATTGCTAACATATACTCTTACCAATGAATTTAAAACAGCAGGACTATAATTGTCAATTGCTCTTAAGAGTGAAGAATGTCTAAATACTCCATCAAATTGTTCTAGATATGTGGCGTTAAATGTTATTACCGTTTCACGTATTTTGTTTTCAATTTCTCCTTTAGAAAGATTTGTTTTGCCAGTATTATATTTAAAGAATACATCAAGAGTTAGATTGATATAAGTAGGATCAACAAATTCAGTTATCATACCCAATACTTTCTTTGGTTTGAGTATAGAACGTATAGAGTCTTCCTGAACATCAGTAAGAGTTAATGCTTCTTTTGGTTTTATGCACAAGAACGTTTTGCCATATTGAGGAGGATCATTATCTTCGCCGCCCCATACAGCTATACTTTGTGCAGCAGAAAAATTTGATGCTATAAGTGTCTTATAATCATCAGCGGTTACTGCGCGGTTTTGACTAACATACGATGCCGGCGCATTAAATCTTATGCTTTCAATATCTTCTTTATCAGATCCACTGCCTGCATTATTGATTGTGATTATTGAATTTTGGCTATAATTAGCATTTTGCGCTGTTATATTATCTATCAGAGCAAATACAGTTGCGCCATTTGCATCAGCTCCACTTGTTGTAAGATATTCAATTTCTATAACACTTAAGTTGTTTGGTCTTTTTCCAAATACATCATTACCAAAAGAAATTTGATATTTGCCGTAGATATTTTCATCAGCAAAATAAATACGTGACTCACTTCCAGTTTCACCAATATTTGCTTCCGTGTATTTGGTATATACATTAGCGTTCAATGAAGTTGATGAATCATACACACGAACAATTAATGTTGACATGTCTATATTTGCATCATCAATTTGATAAACCAATCTATCAGTAACACTGTTTACTTGATAACGTTTGGTATCAATAGTACCTTGATGAACATCAACTGTTTTCTTATATTGATTTGAACCGCTAACATTTGGTATTATGGTTTCATCAAGATTTACAAAATAATATGTATTGTTATTTTGAACCGTTTTAAAGCGTGTGCCACGAGGTAGTATTATACCAGTACTTTGAATTGGTACGCTTGTAGCATATGTCAGTGTTAAAGATAATCTTGCGGTTGAAGCAGATTTGCTACGCGGTATATAACCAACCAGTTTGGCATTTGAAACAACACTGCTTCGCAATTGTGCACTATCAATAAATGTTTCATTAAGAGCCATATGCGCCAACATTGCATTATAATGCGTATTATAAGCAAGAATATCAAGAAGCTGATTAAGACCACTACCGCTATAATTCCAATCTTTAAATTCAGAATTGGATGTAGAAAAATATGAAATTAGATTTTGTTTGATTGCATCAAAATCCAATTCTGTTACATTTAGTGTTTGCATTTATTTAGTGTTATCTTAAACGGTTTAGGTAAAATTGTACTTCTGTTTTTTGATCATATAATACAGTAAATCCTATTGTTATTGCATATGCATTTTCATTACTGTTGTCAATAATATCAACACTAACATTACCAATTCTTGGCTCATCTTTAAGAGCACGTATGATAGCATCTTTTAAAGATAATATTGTAAATGGATTGGCTGGTTCAAACAATAATGAATTTACTCCTCCACCAAGTTCAGGATGAAATGGGCGTTCATACACACCAGCCAATACCAAGTTCTTAACACTTGCTTTAACAGCATCAATATCAGTAATAGGACGTATATCCTTTAGCGTTGGATGTAATATAAATGATACGTCCAAATCCGAATATAATCCTGTTTTGGCAACAACAGATGATGTGATTGTTGAGGAATTATAATCTGATAAGATACTACTGCTCATTATTATCTATTTATATCATATTGTGCGGCCGTCTCGTATGCCTCCGCTCACGATGCGTACTTCAATTGGTGCAGCATCTGACGGCTTGGTTTTACCACCAGTATTTACACCAGCATTACTAATTTGATTATACAATGCTTTATCATCGCCGCAATAATAGTCAATGACATTATTTGACATACCGCCAGTATCATGAACTGTAACACGCCCGCTTCCAACAGGGCTCTTATCTTTAGCATAGCGTATTTCAAGAACTGTCTTACCTTTAAAATAATTGCTAGCAATACTCGTACCTTGCACAAGAGGCACGTTATATGCTCCATTAAACTGGTCAGATGGTTTAAGTTTAGCACCAGGCGGCGTAATTTCTCTTGCTGTTGTAGGATCAATTGATGCATTGCCATAGGCAGTCATAAAGAGTGGTATCCAATCACCAGTAGCTGCAGCATTGCGTGCATAATATGCGCGTATCACAGCGGTATTGCGAGTTATTTCATTTTCAATAACACCAGATCGACCGTTATAGTCAACCTTTAAATCACCATTCCATTCAGGATGTTTACTCAATTCGTCTTGTACTAATTTTAGATATGTTGCTTTATATTCAGCATCTTTGGTATCATCTGTTGTGCGTGAAATGTTATCGTGATAAGCATATGTAAGAGTATTTAATACCGATAGCATACGTATATAATTTTCCAAATCTGTTCCAGACAGAGCGGCAACTTTCTGAGGATCTTTATTAAGATGTTCTTTTAATTGGAATATGAATGCGTCATACGCATCTTTTGGTTGCGAATCATACGTTGCATTTGCAACTGGGTTTACCACTCCTTCAACGGCTGGCGGAGGAGTATCAAGTGGTATTTTGGTTGCATTTGGTAATATTGCGCCACTTGGTCCATAATTGGGCGACGTGCATATATCAAGACTGCTTAGTCCGTTAAGAATATCACTTATGCCAGTTACTTGACCAAAATTATTAAGAATTTCATTTGTCTTGGCAACAAGATCAACACCAGTTAAACCTTTAAGCGCAAGCAGTGCTTCATTAAGTGAAAGCTCTTTTAACTTTTTAGGATTAGCCATTTCGCTAATCCGCTTTATATTTTCATATTGCTTATTAAGAGCATCCAATTGTGCAATCAAATCTTTTGCAAGAGGATTGTTTAATATAAGATCTTCAGCTTTTTTAAGACCCATTTCCATAAGTCGATGTGGTAGATTTTTAGCACAGTCGCTTAAGCTTTGAATTTGACCAACCATAGCCAATTCTTGAACAGCAAAATCTTTAAGAACAGATGTATCAGTTATTTTAGTGCCAATAGTAGCAGACTTTATGTTAACCAATTCTGCCTCATCAGAAAAATCAGCGCGGGTTACAGTTATTGTATATGTTGAAAGCGTAATGTCGTCTTCGGCTGTACATGTTAACACAATAATGTTTGTACCAATGCTTAATGGAATATTATTGCTAACTGCACCACTAGCAACATCAATTCCATTTACATTTATTGCTGTTGCAGGTTGAGTCACCGTAGGCGTTACTTTTACAGAATTAATTTCAGTTACCACTGCAACGGTATAGTCATATATTGTTGGGCTAAAAGTTGGAGTCAATTGCCCAGATGATATTCCTATAGATGAAAGTGTACTAACAGTTGAAGCCGCGGCACGCACAACTGTAAGAGTATATGTTTGTGTTGTTGCATCTTCTGCAGTAACAACTATTGTAAAAACATTGCTTCCTACATTTATAAAAGTTGCCGCACTAGCCGATCCTGAAGTTACACTTACATCATTAACTTTAACTGTAGCTAATCCTGTAGCTGTGACAGTTGGTGTTACTGTTCGTGTAGGAGTTTCATATGCTATATACGGCATATTAACCGTATAAGAAAGTGTTGTTGGGCTAAACGTTAAAGACCCAGCGCTTGTAGTTAAAGCTGAAAGAGTTGCGTCAGATGATGGCATATTAGTTTAGTTTAATTTTATTACCTATGATTACCACATCACTGATGCTTACAACATTAATACCTTTTCCTCTGATACTTGTAGTGCTTTCTGAAGAGTATTTTGCTCCTGCGCTTGAAGTTACGGTTACTCCTTTTGCATTGATGCTTGTTATCCCACTAGATGCAATATCAATGGTTGTCGCAACAGTTGTACTCTTCCCAGTTGATACAGTCTTATTTTCACCAAGTACTGTTGTCATATTCATTCCATGAATTGTACTTGTGTTGGTACTATATACATCAGTTTTGCTTTCTCCTCCAACATAGAGTGTATATTTACCACTTGCATGCAATGAATAGTCATCATGTACGGTTACCTTTGCACCGGCTCCAATGTTCATTGCATATTCATCTGATATTTCCATTAGATATTGACCGCCAACCTTAGTGCGACGCGCTCCTTTTACTGTTTCATTATAGTCGCCATTTATCTCAAGATTATAGTTGCCATTTACAACAGTATTGCAATTGCCAAGCACTGTTATATTGACATGACCTTCAACTGTAATGTTATCTTCGCCATGAACAACTTTATATCCATTACCATATACTGTAATTGTGCGATCACCAGTAGGATTAATTTCTTCACTTGTGCCGCTCTTATGCTGTTTTAATAACCGCTCATGACCAAGTGTATCATCAACTTCAAAAACATGACCGCCTCGGGTTTGCGTAACATTATTAAATGGATAGACGGATCCATCGGTTGGCTGAGGACTGCCCCATGTTTCATTGTTTGCCATAAGTATATTTATTAAGCAATTATGGTACAAGTGCTGCGAACAACGGACAAACTGCGCGTCTTTACATAACAGCCATTTCCTTCACGACTGCCAGCAGCATTTGTATTGCCTTCAATGGTATTAAACTTGCCATTAGCATCACTATCACTTGTAGCTATACCAATATGACTAAAACCAAATATAACAAGATCACCAGCATACACCTTAGATGGATTGGTTGTTAATCTAACAGCATTACTTTTGCTACGTGCCCATGCTTCATAACCACCACCCTTAAATGCCGCCGCGCTTTTTGGGCGATCTGCTTCGCTAAATACACCACTCTGTTGCACACACCAACTTACAAATGCTGCACACCACGGTGCTCGTGCATTATATCCATTTGAATAATCTGTAGCTGCCCACATCTCGGCTATACCAGGCCCTTGGTTTGGAGTTGTCTCATATGTATTGCCAACTTTACTTTGAGCAGCTTGAATGATTTTTGTTTTGGCTGCACTATTAACAACTATTGGCGGGCCAGCCTGCTCAAGACTGCTACAAGCTCCGCCTGTGCCAACTGCACTGCCACTAAAGTTTTGCGCACCACTAGATTGAGCAGCATAACTAGCACTACTTCCAGAATTTATTCCTGCACCAGTTGGCATATCACTGCCAGTTCTACTTGGAAAAACGCCATGAGGATCGCCAAACCCTTGGCCTACTACACCCAATCCATTATCATAACCTGTAGCGCTTGGTATACTACCAGTTACAACCGGATCTTGCAATTCTGTGCCATCTCTAAAGAATCCAAATACCCATGAGCCGGGCACAAGGCCAGTTGCGCTTTGTCCAATTCCACTTACACATGGACTAGTCACTGGCATTATACATGTAGCCCATGGAAGATCTTCTTTAGGCAATTCAGTTGTGTCATCAGTGTGATAACCAAGACACCTTACACGAACACGCCCTTGTTGCAATGGATCGCCAACATCTTCAACAACAGCTGTAAACCAATTGGTAATATTCATTATGCGCTATCTTTAATAATTTTTAGTCGTGATTTGTATATGCCTTCTTTAAATGAATGAACCGCCACCGCAACTATATATTCTCCGCTTAACGATGCATCCAATTCTTCAGTATTTGCCTTGTTTATATTTGAATTATATTCACTTATATCAGTTGACTTTGGAATTTCAATTTTAATCTTGCGACCTGGGTTTAATCGAAAGTCGCCAAAAACTTCAATTTCATGATTCATACTTTGCATATTAGCAAGATATGATTTGGCGCGGCCTAAGCTTTCACTCATTATTTCAGCAGAACTTGGTTTGCCACTGCTGTTTGCACTGCTGTTGGTTGATAACAAAGTACGGCTAGCATTAGGAGAAGTTGTAAAATTTTCAGCTTTAGCCGTTTTACCATTTGTAAAAAAGTTCATTGCTTCACCATATCCGCTGCTTGCTGATAGTTTGTTTGCAGACACATTCTTATCTTTACTTAGGTTAAAGATTTTTGATATGAATGATTTTTTTGCATAATCAGTAACTTCAGTTTTGTTAGCAAAACCACCTTCTGTTGCTTGTTTAAGTTTGTCCAACTTAATGTTGCTACGCATACTTAAAATCTTACTCATTGCTTCTGCATATGACTCAGGATTTTCTGGACTGTTTCTTAAGAACTGATGATAATGATATGTAGCATATAGTGGGCTTTTAATCATCCTTGATAATGAATTGATTAGCACTACTCCGCTTGAAATGGTATTATATACAAAGAAAGGAGCACCGTCTGCATCATATGCTTTTTGTCTTAGCCATTCAACTGCTTTAAGAGGACTTTGAATTGTTATAACTCCATCAAAGGCGGTTGTGCATTTGCCCATATGCAATACCTTTGTTACATTAAGGTCTTTCTCAAAAATCTTTTGAATGTTTTCGGCAACATTACCTTTGACACTACGACTAATACGCTTAAGCATGCTCAGGTAACTATAGTCGCTCACTGCTATCAAATTGTATTCTTGTACAGAAATACTATTCGGAGTCTTTTCATAATTTGGATATTCTTTAACAGTAAAGTTTAAATTTACTTCACGCGCACTACCATTTTTTGTATCAGTTTTTTGCAGTTGCACATTTATAATTTCTTGCCCACTAATTGCAAAGTCCTCAAAGAAATTTACATTATCACGTATGCGCGCATTAAACACAATTACCGGTGAAAAGAGTTCTTCAGTGATGGTAAAAGACGTTATTAAACTTTGCATATCAACGGTGTTACCTTTTGAATTTTTAATACTTAAGGCTTTTACCAAATATGCACTTGGTATGGTTGCGCTGTTATCTGCGCTTGAAATACCTTTTGGAGTATTTCGCGTAACTGGTCCACTAATTTGATATTCAGCCATAGCTTATGATGTTAACACGGAGAAATATGTTTTCTCAAAATTGCGTATAAGATCTGGACGAACAACCTTTATCTTTTGTTTAGAGTCATTTTCAAGTTGTTCTTTTTCATAATAACTAATGTTGCCAATTGTTTCTGTATAGGCAGGTGAATATTCTTGAGCCGACAACGCAGCCAAAATTTTAGTCAGTATGCTAAATACGCTCTCAGGATATGTAACAGAAGAATCAAATTCATCAAGTTTAAAATATTGGTATGGCGCATACTTATAATATTCCCAAGACGAATTGCTTAATGATGTTGCTCTATAAAGATTTTTATCAAAAACATATTCACTTTTTGTTGGTATGCCATTCACATCAACAACGTCAACATATCTGTTACCGATTTTAGCATATTGTGTAATTACACGATCAATAAATTCTTCTTTATTTGTAACATCGGTAGCATAAAGAGCAAGTTGAGCAGCATCAGTTGGTACATTATCAATGCCACCTGATAAAAATGTTTGATTCATTTCAATAACCGTTCCAGTAACAGTGCCACTAGCGGTTGCTGTAACGAGCGCAGCAGCTGCGGGCGAGGCATTGATTGCAGCTATTACTTGTGCAGCTGTTGAGATACCCGCGGTGACGGTAGGTGCAGGACCGGCAGATCCATTGTAAGTCGCATAAGTAGCTGCTTCTGGATTGGGTTGGGCTGAATAAGAAACCAATTGAGAAATATATTTTATAACATCATTATAGTAGATAGCCCATGATCCAGTAGAACCTACAAACGAAATGGTCACTTTTAGTGCGCCTGGTGTGGTTGGCCATCCGTTATCCAATTTCCATTGTTTTGTAGTAGCTCCTCCATATGTCTGCAACCCATCATATATGTATGTTCCATTAACGCCTGCAAATCCAGCTCCGCTGACTATCATCCTCGCCTTCGCAGCAGGTGGCCCGACCGTGATTGCGTTGCCAGTGACGGTCACATCAATCATCGGCTGATTGAGAGCGTTCGCTTGATTATAATATGCTATACTAATATTATTTCCATCAGTTCCAGTTTGAAGTGCGGTATATTTTATTTCATTATTAGATATACTATTTCCAGTTAACAATGATGCAACAACCGGTGTAACCTCATATGCATTTTCCCATATCAATCGGTATTGTTCACTATTTAAAAATGCATTTTTAATTGCACTTGATGTTTTTCCTGTAGAAATTTCAACAATATTATGAACTACCAATTGCAATAAAGCATAATCATATTTTAATATGTTTGCTTTATACATATTATTAGAATCGGTTATTTTTAATGATGTTAAATATTGCGAATCCAATGGTATAACAGAAAAATCTCCATGTTCTTCGGCCAATTTATTTTCAAAAGCAAGTTCAGGACTAATGACCATTGCACTATATTCATCATATTCATTACTTATCATGTTTTCCAAATCAGCTGATGCTAATGGCCAAGAGTTGCTAATTCCTGTTTTTAATTGGTCATTTAAAATAAAAAATGTCCAGTAGTAATTTGGATTACCATAAAGTTTTTGAGATACAATATCTGGGCGATCACCGTTTTGTATATTATAGTATGTATAGTATGAAACTTTATCCTCATTAAGATTGTTAATATCAACTGTTCGTGATATATCTGTGAGTGTCACATAACTTCCTTCTCCTGATATATCATACTGTATATTTGGAAACTTTGAAAAGAAATTGGTAGCCATATTAACCTAATGTTGCTTGGGTGAGTGTTTGATTTGTTGTTGTAGACGTTGCTACACTGTCATTGCTTATATCAATTTCTTTAGATGGCATATTGTATGCCGCAACAAAATCTTGTGCAGTAACACTTAGCGACCCAGGTTTTACAACAAGTTTTTGTATATCTTCCTGAGTAAGAGCGCGTGGCTCAATAAATGTTAATGTCATTTCTGTATCAAGAGGGCTGCCGTCTACTCTCCACATATTAGCGATGCTATTGTATGTGCTTGTCATTGTAGTAAGATAACAGCCTGGAAATATCTTTGGCAAAAACTCAATTTCACGTGAATCATTAGCGCCCTGAATAAATTTTATGGTCCAGGTTGGAGGATATTCCAATTGGTATTGTGTTCCTTTAGGATACAGTCCAAAGCGAAACGTTTTTAATATGTCTGCTATCAATTTACTCTCAGCTGCTGTGCTAGCAATGAATTTAAATTGAAATTGAAACTGTCGCGTACCTGTACCAGTAAATTGGGTTGTGATGTTTTTATTTAGTGTTGCGCCAACACCAATACTTACTCCAGCTTTAATAGACGCGTCAGCACCACTATTTTCGGTCATAGCTTGAGCTAAACTTCCTAAGCTTTTTGGCATTGATGCAGTAGCAGCTTTAGCAGCAGCCGAAGCACCACTTTGCCCTGCTTTAGCAATAGCAGCACCAACAAAACCAAGTTCAACGTCGTTGTATGTTGCGCCATCAGCAAATGCAATGTTCATTGGAATTGGCATATAGATATATGAAGTAGTTGCTGGTGTGCCAGATGTACTACTAAATTGTATCATTGGGCGTGATGTTGATCCAGCCAATTCTATAGGATATATTAAAGGTGTAGCCATATAAATACTATAACTATTTATATGGCATATCGCGGCAAATTTAATCCTAAGAATCTAGGAAAGTATGAAGGAGATTGGCGCCGCATAGAGTATCGCAGTCTTTGGGAGCGACAAGTTTTTCGTTTTTGTGATGATAATGACGCAATTGTGAGATGGAGCAGCGAAGAAGTAGTTGTTCCTTACCGTTGTAAAACAGACAACCGTGTTCATCGATATTTTGTCGATCTTAAAATTACATTTAAAAATGGCGACACGTATCTTGTTGAAATAAAGCCAAAGAAAGAAACGATTGAGCCGAAGAAAAGAGCTACCAAAAGCAAAGGATATCTTACAGAAGTATTAAAGTATGTTAAGAATATAAGCAAGTGGGAAAGCGCCGATGAATATGCAAAGCAGCGCGGATGGAAATTTGAGGTTTGGACAGAAGAGACCATCAAAGGATTGGGTATTAAGCTGTTGACGTAAGGGTATAAATATACTTGCGCATATGGCATCTAAGACTACATTTAGCTTTGAAAAGTATCATGAGCAGTTGTCTGCTAGTGGTATAGCTTCTCGCACAGACGCGTCCCGTGACTGGTTTTTTAACAAGCTTAAAGGACTAAGCGGTATAGATCGTAAGAAACTACTTAAAGATCAAGCGCTCAATCCAATGGCCCGCCCATTGCCTGGGCGTATGTTTATGTTCTTTTATGATCCAAAAGGTAGAGAAGAATTGCCATACTATGACAGCTTCCCGTTAATCATTATGGTAGGAAAAGCCAAAGGTGGATTCTATGGTCTTAATTTACATTATCTACCAAACAAATTGCGCGCTTTATTCTTTGACAAGTTATTATCATTTACTAACAATGACAGGTATGATGAAACCACAAAGTTTAAACTAACATACAATATGTTGAGCAGTGCAGCTAGTCTTAAATACTTTGCGCCTTGTTTTAAACATTATCTTTTCTCTCACATTCGCAGTGTGCCTGTAGAAGTACCAAGTACCGATTGGGAAATTGCTGTATGTTTACCAACATGGAAATTTGTTGGCAGCGATAAGACCGCTGTATGGAAAGAATCTCTTAAACAATTTTAACCATGGCATCTATTCAAGACTTACAAAGTGTAATTAAAAAACGTGCTGGACTAGCGCGTACCAATCGCTTTAACATTATAATATCAAATCCATTTGATACCGGTAAAGACCTTAGCTTATTGTGTGAAAGTTGTACTTTCCCTGGCCGCCAAATTTTAAGTACAGATTTCTCAGTATGGCGCAATGAAAATAAAGTTCCAACTGGATATAGCGATGAAGATGTCACGTGTGTATTTCATTTGACAAATGATTATTATGTTAAAGACTTGTTTGATAAATGGTTGCGTGCAATACTTAACCCAGACACATATTTAGTTGAATACACACCTAACTTTTCAAAAACAGTTTTATTGCAACAATTAAACGAATTTGATCAGCCTGTATATGAAGTTGAACTTCCATATGCATGGCCTCTTAGTGTAAATTCAATTGAATTGAATAATGATTCTGACAATACAGTTCAAAAATTAACTGTGGTATTTACATATAATACATGGTCATCACGAAAACTAACTTAAAAAAATATATTATAAATTAAATTATGGCATTACCAATCCTAGAATCCCCAAAGTATACTGTTGAAATTCCTTCCACAAAGAAGGCAATTGAATATCGCCCATTTCTCGTAAAAGAAGAAAAGATCTTGCTTATGGCTCAAGAGTCGCAAGAATCTAGTGAAATGTTAAATGCAATGAAAGATATTATTCGTGCATGTACATTTGA